GACGGCACGCTTAGAGCGCAAGGCATAGGCAAGGTTTAAAACAAAAATGAAACAAACAATTTAATATAAAGTTATTATAGTATGAATACACATAGAGCCGTTCGGCAATTTTTAGCAAAAGAAGAAAACAAGACAGAGTTAAAATCGGAAAGAGTAGAATTAAATATTGTAGAAGACACAATAAAAAAAGCTGCTAAAATTGGTGGCAAAATTCTGGGTTTAGAAAGTGATATTTTATCTAAAGCAAGTGATATAAAAAAACTTTCTGGTGATTATACACAATACATTAACCAATTTAGAGATTTTGAAAAAAAAGCAAAAGACTTAGGTATTGACAATGTAGCAAAAGAAGCAAGTGAAGCAGCTAAGTCTTACGAAGACAAAATTAAAAGAGCAGACAAAATGCTAAATAATGTAAAAGCAGCAATTAAAAGATAAACACGAATAAATAAATAAAATGAAAGATAATTCAATACTAAACAAAGTAAGAGAACTTCTTGGAATGGAAGTGAAATTAGGCACACGTAAATTAGATGATGGCGTAACAACTATTGAAGCAGAAGAATTTGAAGCTGGTTTTCAAGTTGTAATTGTAACTGAAGACGAACAAAAAATTCCATTACCTGTAGGCGAATACAAACTTGAAGATGGCTTGATGCTTGTTGTAACTGAAGAAGGTTTGATCGCTGAAATTAAAGAAGCTGAAGAAGAAGTTGTAGAAGAGGTTGTTGAAGAAGAAGTAGTTGAAGAAGAAGTTGAAGCGTCTGTAGAAGAAGCTAAACCAATTAAGAAAACAGTTGAATCAATCGTGAAAGAAACTTTCTTTTCTGAAATGGAAACTTTGAAAAAAGAAAACGAAGAATTGAAATCTGAATTAGAAAAATTATCAAAAGTAGAAAACAACGAAAACACGAATGAAGAAGTAGTTGAAGAAACTAAAGAAGAAGTTGTTGAACTTACTAAAGAAGTAGAAGCAGCAGCTAAACCAATAGTACACAATCCAGAAAACAAAGAAGCGAAAATAGGCAAAACAATTTCACCTAATCGCAAACGTACAATTATGGACACCGTGCTTTCAAGAATAAATAACGCAAATAATAATTAATAATTAAATAATAGAAATATGGCTAACACCGTAACAGGAAGCACTTATGCTGGAGATTTCGCTGGACAATTTGTAGCAGCAGCTCTTTTAAGCGCACCGACAATCGAACAAGGGTTAATTACTGTACTCCCTAACATTCACTACAAAAGAGTAATGAAGAAAATCAGTACAACAGGAAACGTATTGGTGAACGCAACTTGCGACTTTGATCACAATATGGACGTTGACGTTGCAGAACGTGTTTTGACTTTGAAAGAAGTACAATCAAACGTACAACTTTGTAAGAAAGACTATCACCAAGATTGGATTGCTGCACAAGCTGGATATTCAGCTTACGAAGACCTACCAGCAGACTTCAAATCATTTATGTTAGCACACGTTGCTGGAATGGCTGCGGCTTCTATCGAGACATCGATTTGGGAAGGTGCTTCTGGAACAAGTGGACAATTTGATGGTTTAGTTCCTTTGGCTTTGGCTGATGCAACTGTAGTTGACGTAGCTTCTCACGCTGCCGTAACTGCTGCAAACGTGATTGACAAATTAGGTTCTATTGTAGATGCAATTCCTTCTACAGTTTATGGTGCTTCTGACTTGACTCTTTATGTATCAAGAAATATCGCTAAAGCTTACATTCGTGCTTTGGGTGGATTCGCAACAGGTGGTTTAGGTGCTAACGGTGTTGACGGAAAAGGAACAACTTTCTTTGCTGGTCAAAACCTATCTTTCGATGGTATTCCTGTAGTTGTTGCTAATGGAATGGCTGATGATACTGCTATGGCTGCTCAAACTTCAAACTTATTCTTCGGATGTGGTTTGCTAAGCGACATTAACGCTGAAGCTAAATATATTGATATGGCAGAAATTGACGGTTCGCAAAATTGCAGAATCATTCTTCGTATGTCAGCTGGTGTTCAGTATGCAATCGGTTCAGACGTAGTTCTATACCACGCATAATAATATAAACTAGAATTAAGAAAGGGTGGGTTAAATTGCCTACCCTTTTTTATTCATAAAACTTTAAATAAAATGAGTTGTGATATTACAAACGGTCGTGTAGAAGAATGTAAAGATAGTGTATCAGGTTTAAAAGCCATCTACTTTGCAAACTTTGACGATCTTGACACAGACAACATCACTTACGATGCTACAAACACGGACACAATAGATACTTGGGTTCCCGCTGCACTTATTACTCTATACAAGTACGAACTAAAGTCAAACGAAAATTCGTTTACGACAGCTGTTCAAACTTCTCGGGATAACGGTACAACATTTTTTGAGCAAACTTTGGCTATTTCTTTAAAGAAACAAGACCAAGCTATGCACAAGAATATTAAGCTACTTGCTTATGGTAGACCAAGAATTATTGTTCGCACAATGACTGACCAATTTTTCTTAATGGGATTGGCACAAGGTTGTGATACAACTGCTGGCGAAATATCTTCAGGTGCAGCCCTTGGTGACTTCAACGGTTACAAATTAACTTTTGTGGCAAGTGAAGTTTTACCTTCTAATTTTATCGATGTTTCAACTGAAGCAGCTTTAAAAACAGCTTTTGCTGATGCTTCTGGAGCAGATGCTTCAATAGCTACTACATAGGTTTTTCTTTTCCTTTCATAATGTAATTAGGCACTTTTCGGAGTGCCTTTTTTTATGCTTTAAAAACACGAAATAAAAACAAAAAAACGAAAAAAAAGTTATTATAGTAGAATGATTATTTTAACTACAAGCGGAGTACAACAAACGTTTAGTTTCATACCAAGAAGCCAAACCTACGACACTTTAAATTTAACAGACGAACAACTAAACACAACCGTAGCCGTAACAATACAAGCAAGTACAAATGGCGATTATTACGATACAATTAGTGCCGTGTTCGTACTAAAAGAAGGACACTTCTATAAGCTTGAATTAAAAAACGGTAGTACGGTAGTTCATAAAGACAGAGTATTTTGCACCGACCAACCTGTTGCAACTTATTCAGTAAACAACGGACAATACACAAGCCAAGCATCGAATAACGAATTTATAATTTATGAGTAAGGACATACACATATTAGAATTAGCTGCCTACGAGCAACCAACTATAACGGAAAGTAAACGTGAAGATTGGGTAGAGTTTGGCGATGACAATAACTACTACCAATTCTTGATCGACTGCTACACAAATAGCACGACACAAAACGCAATTGTAAACAACACCAATCGTTTAGTATACGGAAAAGGTTTAAGTGCCTCAGATGCTTCAAGAAAGCCAAATGAATACGCTTCTATGATGGCTTTGTTTAGTAAGAAATGTACAAGGCATCTTGTAAGCGACTTAAAGTTATTAGGGCAGTGCGCTATGCAAGTCATATACACGAAAGACAGAAAGAAAATAGCACAAGTTGAGCACATACCAGTACAGCTATTAAGAGCAGAAAAATGCAACGAAGATGGCAAAGTAGAAGCTTACTATTATAGTGATAATTGGCAAGACACTAAAAACTATAAGCCACAAAGAATACCAGCTTTTAACACTTCAAAAGAAGCAATCGAAATTTATTTCGTTGCTCCTTATTCCGTAGGATTGAAGTACTATGCACTACCAGATTACATCGGTTGTTTGCCTTATTGCACTTTGGAAGAATCAATAAGCGAATACTTAATTAACGAAGTAAACAACGGCTTTAGTTCACGATCAGTTATAAACTTTAACAACGGGCAACCAAGCGAAGAACAACAAAGACTAATTAAAAGCAAAGTTCTTAACCAACTTACAGGAACGCAAGGCGAAAAGGTTATTGTTAGTTTTAACAACAACGCAGAATCGAAAACAACCGTTGATGCGATGCCAGTGAACGATGCACCAGATTTGTACTCTACACTTGCAGAAGAATGCCAAAGTAAAATAATGGTAGGTCATTCGATTGTATCGCCTATGCTTTTTGGTATCGCAAGTAGTAATGGTTTCGGCTCAAATTCCGATGAATTAAAGGATTCTTTTAACCTTTATTTAAATATGGTTATTCGACCAATGCAAGAACTTCTATTAGATGCGTTTGATGAGATACTTGCATACAACGGCATATCTTTAAACTTGTACTTTAAAACTTTGAAGCCTTTAGAATTTACCGATTTGAGTGGTATGATGGACGAAGAACAAATCGAAGAAGAAACAGGTTTAGAACTAAGCGAAGACAATAAAGAACTACAAGACTTTATAGCGAAAGGCGAAGAGCCAGAGCAAGATGGTTTTGAATTAATCGATGTTCGTGAAGTAGATTACGACTTAGAAGATGACTTTGATTTACAAGTACAAGAATGGGAAAAAGAACTAAAGCCTAAACAATCAACACTTTCTAAAATTGTCAATTTAGTTCGTACAGGTAGTGCATCACCAAATCAAGCAAGTGAGCAAGATAAACAAGTGGATGGTGTTTATTTTAAAGTGCGCTATCAATACACAGGCAATGCAGCACCAGAACGAGCATTTTGTAGGGCAATGATGAGGGCAAGTAAAGTATATAGAAAAGAAGACATTACAAGATTATCTTCACAAGTAGTAAACAAAGGTTTTGGCGAAGGTGGTTCAGATACTTATTCTATTTGGCTTTACAAAGGTGGTCCACGATGCAACCACAAGTGGCAAAGACGAACTTATGTAAGCTTTAGAAAAACTGCTTCAATAGGTGCAGCAGATAGTTCACAAATAAGCACTAACAAAGCGCGTAAATACGGTTATAGAGTAACCAACGAGCCACAAGTTAGTATGATGCCAAAGGATATGCCTTTAAAAGGATATTCACCAAATAACCCAAACTTACCAAAAGACGTATAATATGGCAACTGCACTATTAATAACAAGAGATGATTTAGTAAAATTTACAAACGTCAACGGAAATTTGGATGTTGACAAAATAATACAATTTTGCCTTATCGCACAAGACATTCATATCCAGTCTATGCTGGGCACTAAGCTACTTGAAAAGATACAAGCAGACATAATAGCTGGTAGTTTAGCAAATCCGTATTTATCGCTTCTAACGACTTATATCAAGCCGTGCTTAATTCACTTCGCAATGGTTGAATACTTGCCTTACGCAGCTTATACGGTGGCAAATAAAGGCGTATATAAACACGGAGCAGAAAATAGTGAAACAGTAAGTAAAGACGAAGTTGATTTTATGATCGAAAAACAACG